TCCTGTAACAGCACCTACCATGCACCAGTTGAAAGATATTCTTTGGGCTGAATTGGGTAAGTGGCGGTTTAAATCTCCTCTGATTTCTTCTCTGACGGAGTTTACAGACACCAGGGTGTGTATGAAAGGAAGTTCTTATAAAAAGACTTGGTTTGCTGTGCCTATATCAGCCAGAAAATCAGAGAACTTACAAGGGTTCCATGCGGACCATTTGTTTTTCATAGCGGATGAGGCTTCTGGTATTCCGAATGAGAACTTTGAAGTTATCGAAGGTGCTTTAACTGGCAAGGGAAACAAGATGTTGATTCAAGGAAACCCTACTCAACCGGATGGCTACTTTTATGATGCGTTCAATAAAAACGCTGATTTGTTTAACTGTATTACTCTTTCTTCTATGGATTCACCGATTGTTGAAAAGGATTATGCTGAACGAATAGCTAAGAAATATGGTAAGGATAGTAGTGTATATCGGTATCGTGTGTTAGGGTTGTTTCCTTTGGTGGGTACGGGAAATACGGTTATACCTGCTCATTGGATAGAAAACTCGTTTGATACACCTGGAAGTTTAGGAGAAGGAAAAAGAAGAATTGCGGTTGACGTGGCAAGGTACGGTGATGACGAGACGGTTATTGTGATTAGAAAGGGTTATACCGTTGAGGCTGTTTATAGGTTATCTTCTATGGATGAAGTACAGATAGCGAATGAAATAATTAGAATGTCTTATATCTATACACCGAATGAAATAGCGATTGAAACAGCAGGTGTTGGTAATGGTGTGTTTGATATAGTGAAGCATAAACGATTAAGAGCTAAGATGCTTCAGTTTGTGCCTCAGTTGTTGCCGAATGATAAGGCTACTTATGAGAACGCAATAACGGAAGCCTGGTTTAATTTAAGGTTCTTGTTTCAACCAACGGCTAACCGTCAATGTGTTTTGAGTATGACAAGGGATGATGATGTATTAGAACAGTTGACTTCCAGGCGATATGAAGTAAGGCCTGATGGTAGAATCAAGCTTGAGGATAAAGCTAAGCATAAGAAGCGTAATGACGGAGCCTCACCGGATATAGGAGATGCTTTAGCGATAGCGTTCTATGAGGGTAGGTTTAGAGCTGCCAGTGCAGCCACTATAGAACGTAAAATTATTACAGGAAGTGAAAGTGAATGGGAAAAGATAAGAGGAATATAATGAAACAAGTAATCCCACCCACAAATAGTTATTATAGCATTATAGGTAGATACAGTAATATGGATACTATTTTAGCTTATGAAGGTTCAGATGAAGTTGATTATAGTGTATTAAAGAAAATGTATGGCGATTCAGATATAGAGAGGTTTGTATTCATGAAGGCTTCTCTATGCGCTTCAATGATACAAGGTTTTGAACATCCGAATAAAGAGATAGAAGAATTTGTATGGAAAGTTTTAATGGGCGCAGAAGGAAGTTTTTACTTGACAGTGGCTGATGCTTTAGCGGATTGTACTGTATATGGGCATCACTTTAGTGAAGTTGTATGGAAAAAGCTTGATGATGGTAGATATGGTGTTAAGAGGTATGTTTATATAGAACCAGAGGACAGAACGGTTTTATTGGATGGCAAGAACGATATTAAGCTTATCAGACACCCCAACGGAGATATTAAGAAGAACAAGCTGTTATACCTTAACTTTAGACCCAATAGGGGGTTATGGGGTAGAAGTGAAATAGCTACTTTGTATCCTTATTTCTTGCTTCAGAGAACCAGTTTATATAACTACGGGAAAACACTTGAAAGGTTTGGTTTCCCGTGGGCGATTGGAAAAACATCTGATACAGATACTATGATAGACACGTTGAAGAATATGTATAACATAGCTTCAGCGGCCATAGCGATAGATGAAGAGATTGATTTAGTGGAGCCTCAGAGTAAAGGTGAAGTGTTTGACTATGCGTTAGATATAGCTTTAAGGGCTTATCTTAGGAAGTTAGGAATACCTGAGTTGATGGTGAATGTTAAGAATAGCGGAACTTATAACTTAGGAGAGGTTCAGTTTAGTTGGTTTATTGATGAAAACGAGGATAATACAAAGAACAAGAGTGATGAGTTAGTTAGTAGTTTCGTTAAACCGATTATAGATATGAACTTTGGAGAACAAGAGGATTATGGTAAGTTTGTTATTTTAAAGAGCCCTAACTCTGAAAGTATGAAACAATATGCTTCTATCTTGCAGATATTAACGCAGGGTAATAGTATAAATGACAACATTAGGTTGAAAGTATTTGAGCATATGGGTATGCTTGAAAAAGATATAGGAAACCAATTTGAAAAGATTATGAAAGGAGGTGCGGAGAATGGAAGTAATTCAACTGATGGCAACGAAAGTACCTCAAAGAACAAATAATGAGATTGAAGTATGCGTACTTCCTGAAGGTAAGTTTTCAGAGAAAGACTGGTTCGGGGATGAAAGGCTCGTGGGTTATACCAAAAAAGATATAGCCGAGATGGTAAATAATTTTAGAAAAGGATTGCCTCATTACTCACCTTTTCTGAATATAGGACATACAAACGAAAAACTCACCGAGGTGAAAGCTGTTTACCAGGTATCAGATGATTCAGACAAGCAAAATGGATTATGGGCTGTTATGGAAGTAGACGAGGATATTTATAAGACGGCTAAGAAATATGGATATGTAAGCGGAGAAGTATATGACGACTATTTAGATGCTGATGGTGAGTCTCACGGAAAGGTATTTGCGGGATTAGCTCTTACAAATAGGCCAAGACATAAAAGGATACAAAAGAATAAATTTGAAGAATTGATTGACAAGATGCGGAATGTTTTTAGTCTTGTAGAGGATTATCCAGAAAATAAACCTGAAGGACGGGAGGAAGATATGACAAATAAGGAATTTGAAGAAAAAATTGAGGCTCAAAAGAAAGAGTTTGAGACTCAGCTTTCAGAGAAACAAAAAGAACTTGAAAAACTTCAAACTGAACTATACACTGGTAAAGTAAACATCTGGAAAGCTGAGAAAGCGAAGGAAGGCTATACGCCTGCTAACATCAACAAGTTTGCTGACAAGCTTACAAACAGTGTGATTTCTTTTGAAGTAGCGAATGAGTTTATAGCCATGACTGAAAAAGTTGAGGAAGAACAGATAGTGGGTAGTGCTAAGTTTACTGAAGATGAAAAGAAAGAATCCCTTGAGGACATGGGAAGAAATGATGCCAAGAAGATGGCGGAAGGAGAATTTTAATGCCAAGTTATTACCCAAAGAATTTAAACAGGTATGCGTGGTTTGATAAGCAAGATATTATCACAGAAGCCGTTACAGAAGATGTTACAGAAGGCACCTTGGTCGCAAGGGATTTAGATAATAGCGGTGTTATTGTGAAGTATGATGCTGATGAAACAGTTGGGGATGATGTATCAGGTGCTAACGAAAAGCCTCTTGGTGTAGTTGTTTATGACGACTATGATTCAGGAGATGTGGCTAACATCGTAACCAAAGGTACTTTTGGAGATATATTCGCTCATATTAAAGACCACATTGATACATTTGATTGTGACGATGATGGAGGTCCTGAAGGTGGGAAGAAAGTGAGTTTCACTCTTTCCCATGTGCCTATGGACTCAAATGCCGTAGTTACAAGTCCTTTGAAAGTTGAAACAAGCATAGATGCAGGTACAACTTATACGGAGGTTGATTCAAGTAAATACACAGTTACTACAACAAGCGGAACGACAACAGTTACTTTTGCATCGGCAGATGATGTTCCAGATGAAGATGGAGCAAATGATAAGGTAAGAGTTACTTATGATGCCAAAGTAAACGATGCGGATAAGATTAGGTTTGAGAGTGACATTCTGATTAGACCTATCACTGAAATTAAGAGGGAGGCGTAAGTATGGCTAATACAGTTCTTACACCACAAGGGTGGTCTTATTGGACTGGAATGGCTAAGGAAACAAGACCTGATACTGATTTTTTAACTAATGCTTTGGTTGGCGGTATCAAACTTGGTTCAAAGAAAGTAAAGGCCAGTCCTATTGAAGATATAAAGTATGACTTTTATAGAAGTCCTCAACAGTTGGCTCCTTTAAGAGGTTTCCATGATGAAAACGTCAAGATTTCTATTGACGGATTGAGGGAACAGAGAACAGCCAGTATCCCATCCATACCAATGGAAGAAGATGTGGACATCAGAGAAGTATATGATATGGTTCCTGCACCTATGGAGGACTTGAGAGCGTCTGTGGATAAGTTGAATCCTCAGATTAAAGCCAGAATTAGAGATAAACTGTCTATGATGGATGACATGAAGTCAAGAAGGATTGAAGCGTTATTGGCTGATATTATCGTTGATGGTAAGATTTCCTATGATGATGGTACTTATTCCTATGACCATGACTTTGAATTGGAATCAAGTTTCTTCATTGACTCAATCGCTAAGAAATGGAGTGCTTCAGATTGTACCCCACTTGAGGATTTAAGAAGTTGGAGAAAGACCTATGCCAAGTATACAGGCAAGAAACCTTCTCTCATCCTTTGTGGTGAAAACGTTGCTGATGCACTGGTTTATAGTGATGTGTTGAAAGACAAGTTGGATAACTATAAGGTAGCTGAATGGGGCAAGATGAATCCTAAGTTTAACGAAGGGGAACTTTCAGAAAGAGTTATTTCAATCCTTGGTGTTGGTGAGATTTATTCCTACTTTGGACAGTATGACGCTTCTGATGGAACCAGAACTAACTATTTAGACAAAGACAGAATTTATCTTGTAAGTCCTGATAGCTTCCAGTTGTATTATGGTTCAATCTATTCAACATTGTTTAAGGGTAACCAGATTAGACAGATGGATACATTCACCTATGTTGATGAGAAACCTAACCATAAAGGTTATAAGATTTACTTTGAATCCAAACCGCTCCCTGTTGTGACTAACCCTTATGCGGTCATGAGTATAAAGGTGTTATAAGGAAAAATTTCTATTCTCAGCCTCCCCTTTTGGGGAGGTTTATTTTTAGGTAGGTGTTAAACATGGCATATGCTTCAATCGCTGAATTAAAGGCCAGAACCGATGTAAATATATTAAGGCAGCTATCAGATGATAACGAATATGGTATTACTGTAGAGAATATCCTTGAATCAGCTTTAAATTCAGGGACAGACTTTGCAGATAATGTAGTGCCAAGCCATTTGAATGATTCTACTCTATTGAAAGAAATATGCCTGTTAAAAGCACAAGAGATACTTTTTAGGCGTAAGGGTTATTTAGATGCCGCTTCAAGTAACGCCACAGCTATACAATCTCTTTTAACTCAAGCTGAAGAGAAACATATTCAAGCTGCTCATCCTGTATTGGATAGTACCGTTAAGAGTCATTCGACTACTAATATAGATGAAGGTAAATGGGAGAGTTGGTTTAGGGAGGAACTATGAAACCTGCCTATAATTTACATCAAGATGTAGTAAACGAGATGATGTTAGCTCATATGATATTTAATGAACTAAAAGATGCTTTAGAGAAGTGTAAAACTGAATGGAAGCAACATATAGATAAAAACTTTGCTACTGAAGGCGGTATGGTAGGGGGTTGGCTTCCTATTAACGGGAAAACAAAACTACTTAGGGAAGCGTTAGGGTATTCACCTTATCCAATCTTGGATATGCGAGGAAAGCTTAAAAATTCTTTTGGTGTATTTGAGGGATTTGATGGAGTGGAGGTTTATGTTGATTTGGTTTGGGGCGATACAGGAGGTGAAGGTCCTCCTTTGAAAGACTGGAAAGGTGACAATTTAGCGGACATACAACATTTTGCAAGAATGGGAATGAATCCTTTAAATGGAGAAATATTTAAAATCCCTGTGAGAAGAGAACTTTATGATGATAATTTTCTAAGGCAATCGTTTAATAATATAGTAAAAGCTGATTTAGACAGAGCTGTTAATGCTGTATCTATGTTGCTATTGGGAGGAAAATAATGAGTTATTCATTAGAAGAAATATATCAGGTTGTATTCAAGGGATACATAGACTTGATAAAAGATGCGTTTGATGTGAAGTTTTACCCTCAACAAGTGAATGTATTAGATAGTAATATAGAAGTTCCTTGTATTTATATTAGTGGCGTTAGGATGCCAAATGAGGGCTTCTGTGGGGGTATAAACAACATGGAAGTAGTATTTAGCATGGGAATAGCCACAAGGAAGTCTAACGTGCAATCGGTAGATGCTTCAGTGGAGTTATTAGGGTATTATGGAAAG